CTCTTCTAGAGTAGGCCACGGGGTCTGCTCGACGGTTTTAATAACTTGCTGTTCACTAATCATTACCGGTAAGCCTCAAGCCAAAGCTTTCGTCCATTATAACCGAGTACGCGAAAAGTAAATCCGTCCCTGAGTGTTTCCCGCCTTTACACGGCGACCAGTCGTCGTCGTTCTTGTCGTGCATAAACAAATACGGGGCGCAGCGGTCCGTCGCAACTGGCAGCCTATCGGAGGGAAAAAGATCCTCTTTAAGTAAAATCTCTACCGCCCGGTTTTGATTGCCATCTTTAAATTTATGGTACGCGGCCTGAAAAAGGGCGTTATCGGGCTGGCGCTCGGCCTGCGCTTTTAAGGCTCTTAAGTCGTCGTCGTCGATAGCTTTTTGAGCCGCCGCTCTTATAAGAATATGAAGGACTTGCAGGTGAGCCTGGAAACCTTTTTGCGGCCCCCAAACCTGCGGTACTTTACGGTATGCGGAGTTGTCTCCGCCTAGTTGGTATATAAGTTCGTAAAGCGTGGCGCGAAGGGTTGGAGTCATCGTAACGCGGTTTTTTCCGTCCGTGGAGCCGTCGTGTCCACCCATTTTGCCGTCATGCTCTTCGTCGTAATCGGCAATGCCTTGGAGCGTTTCGATAGAACGATCTCTGAACATTGGGAAAAATAAACCAAGAAACATATCGCGGCTAATATCACTTTTACTTTCGCCTTTTTTAAGGCAGTCCATAGCCGGATGCCTAAACCATTGGCCTTCGTCGTTACGAGCGAGAAAAAGATCAACGTCGCCCCCTGCGTAAGCGTAAAGAGAATTAATAAGTAAGCCGTCACACTTAGAATCAGTTAGCCAGCCGTAGTCGTCCATGACGTCGGGCTGGGCTAAAAGATAGGTAACCTTTTTTGCAGTTACCAATTCTAGTTTTTCGGCAAAGCTTTTCTTTGGCTCGTTGTCCTTGGCGCAGCCGAAGCCGAAAGCTAAGACGATAAAGAAAATTCTAATCATTACTGAACGATCCAAGAACAAATCATTTCAGGTCCAGTTGCGTTAAAAACGTTAGTTGCCGTCCATGCACCGTTAGCGGTTGTCTTAAAAAATTCAACGGCCCCATTTGTCTGGATGTTGGCATTAATAGCCGCGTAAACTGAGCCATCATAATATTGAGTTATGCACGATACGTTTTTTTGCGTTGGCCGATAATTTGCAGGAATTAACAGCGGAAAAGCTAGAGTCGTCCCAGCAAGAGTTATATTACTATCGTTAGAGAAAACAGCATTAACATAGCGCCCAACTTTAGTTAACCGAGCGGTCATATCCTCGCCGGCGCTTTCGCCTGTGGCGACGACCGTTACGGTTTGACTTATATCATAAACTTCGTCAGACAACTCTGATATAGAAACATCGGTAAGCGCCACGGCTTGCGGAAAGTTTTGGGATAGCGGAACAACGGTCCATTCAATATTGGCGCGCGAACTATTTGTCGTATTATTCTGGCCAATGTTAAAAAATCCAGCAGTCCCCCTGCCTTGAAGTCTTAAAATTTGTGTCGCAGGAGGGCTTGTTACCGTAAGCACGCCGTAGCTTGTAAGGTTACTCGTGCCACAACTCCCCGAGGGTCTCCAAACGGTTTCATTAAGTGAAGTGCCGTTTAGTTGGTCATAGAGCCTAAGCGAATAATATTCGCCGGAGGTTTGACCAAGCAAAGCCGACTGAGCGCAAACCCAAAAGTTTCCATTGTATGGCGCAACGAAGCGAATACCAGAAAAGTTTGTTCCAGGAGTGCCGTTATGCTCGCTTATTACGCCAGTAAAGCCGCTGTTTTGAAGAACAGTAAACGTACAAGAGGCGTCCGCAGTACCGTCAGCGTAAGACGTACTAGTAGTGTTAGTCCAGTCACAGTTATTTTCATGGTAAGCTCTTAAGACCGCGCCTTGCGTCTCCAGCGTCACGCTCGAAGTCGAAGTCGATGGGTAGCGGGTGACGGTCCAAGTCAATTGATCAGCGCCGGTTGTCCCGAAGTTATCGGATACTTCTAAGAAACAGTTGTCGCCGGTTTCCGCGCCATGGATAGAAAAGGTTTTTGCTCCACCGCTGTGGCTAAAATAGCCAACAATAGTCGAAGGCATGCCGGTCCCCGACGTCGCCGTTTTTGTGTTCGCTCTTCCAGAATAAGAGGTCCCGTCATACAACGCGTATTGGCAAGAATTGTTATTTATCCTTGAAGTAAAATTTACTTCGACTCTGTAATTACCTGATGGCAAAGAAGTATAAACCAAATCGGGAAGGTTACTGTCTGCGGTATTAATCGAAACAATTGGCGAAGACGAATCTACAACAATTCCAGTGCAATCGGTGTCGCTAGCAAATGCGGCGAGAGCGGTGCTATCAGGATTCTCCCAAGAGCAGTTATTAGCTGCGACAACCTTTGCCTTCGTTACAACCTCAACCGGATTTTGCGCTAACAAATCATTCTTGTTTGAACCAAGGTGGGCTTGGTCAACTAAGATAGCGCCTGGATTTGCTACCGCGCTTTCGATTTTAAAACGAATGCTATCGCCGGTTGGACAAGTAAATGCGACGAAACTTCTAACCCAACTTCCGTTGGTCGCGTTAAGGCTTACGCTCGAAGTTAAGTCGGTACCGTCGTCTAGCTCGACGTAAAAAATATAGTCGCCGTTCGTGATCGTGTCGGCTTTATAATAAATCTCGGCAACGCAAGCGTTACCCTCTAAAAGTTCTGGTACTAGCACGTCCGATGGCCTAATGCTTTGACCAGACGATGAGGCATCAAAACTACAAGCCGCCTCACCAAAGCCAACGTTAGCCGCTGTCGTAGTTCTAGTAAGGGAGCCGCCCGAAGCGGTCCAGTCGTCTGGGGTCGACGAGCCGAACTCACAACCAGGGTTGTCTAAAAGATTGATCCCTGAGCCCGCGCCGGAGCCGGAGCCGAAGTCGACAACGTTTACGCCGTCGTTCGTAAACTGCCACTTGTTAGTCGTAGCGTTAAATAACATCTTAGGGTTAGTCGCGCCCGAGCCGATGTTGGCCTCGATCGTTTTATTGGTCGCCGCGCCGTCGCCTAAACGAATTAGGTTATCGGTTGTTTTCCAGCCGACTAAAAGTAAGGTCAGCATTCCAAGAACGTAGATAGAAATCTTTTTCATATGCCTAATTCCTTATAGGTTAAGTTTTGTTATCGTTGCGATCATTTCGCCGCCGTAGCTCGCGCCTGCGAGGTTCGTCGACGTGTACTGGACCTGGCCGCCCGAGGTGATCGAAAAAACCACGCCGCAGTCGTCAAAGCTAGAAGTGTCCTCTATTCTCCAGACGTCGTCTGTTACGTCGTGAATAATACTTAGGACGCCGACCTGCTGAAGGTTCGACGAGGCCGTATGCCTGTCGATCGAATATTCTATGCGAGCGGCCTTAGTATCGGCTTCGACTAAAAGTAGGCCGGTAACGTTCGCGGCGACGGCTTGGTTATTAGCGATTGCGAAACTTACTTGAGCTCCTCCGAGCCCCGCAATAATTTGAACCGCCTCGAGAACTTGGTCGTCGTCCGAAGCTAACGTAAGCCCCGCGCCTTCGACAAGGTTACAAAGCTCTTCTTGCCAAAAGTTAGCGGCTTCGGCACTAACAACGGTTGCGGGGACGCCTAGAGTTGCGTTTCCTTCCGTGTAGAGGTTACTAGCGTGCCCTGGGGCGGTCGTTCTTAGCATGATTTACTCCCTATAAGTTTCATAAAATTCCTTTTCTCTTAAGTCGTATAAGTAAAAAACGGCATTGCATGAGCCGGCTTAAGTTTTTTCATCGTGCATTGTAACAGAGGATTTCCGAAAACAACTAACGGCTCGCCGACGGTATCGATACCAACTTCGAATGGGTCGTTAATCGTTGCCGGTGCGTTGACCTCGTAAAAGAATGTCCAGCCAATATTCTCCAGGACGTCTCCAACTCGGTTTTCGCCAACTCTAAAATAGTTTTCAAACGGATTAGTTAGAGGATGTGTTACTGTCGAGATACCTACCCTAAAAGCATGGAAGTCCCTAACGATCGTATCGGGGAAGCCTAATGAAGCGGCGACCTCTTCGTAAAAATTAGCCGACTGCCCACCCTGAGACGATAACTTTCCGCGCGCCTGCTGGCGACGTTCGTCTATCGACTGCCCCTCGGGCGTGCACTCATCAGGTAGGCCGAGTAGCGCCTCCCAATCTCCTAGAAGTTCGTCGGCGGTTAACGGGTCTAACTCTACAAGTAATTCTTTAGAGCGGTCGTCCACCCGGCAAAATTCGACGGCCATACCTCGAAATAACTCTTCCGAGGTTTCGAAAATAGTTTCCCAAATCTTACCCGTAGGGAAGAGCGCCTTAATAAGGCCGGCGTATTTTTTAATGCACTCTTCGGTCGTCACGCTACACCAGGGTTTGGAAAGTTATCGTACCGAGCTGGGCGATATAGCCCTCGTCTGGCTCGATATCGGCCGTTGGCGTTACGATCTCGTGATCGTTCTCGCCGTCGGCGATACTTACGGCTTCGTCGAATTTAGAAATAGAAATCTTACCGTCTAAGAATAAAGGCGTGCCGACGTTATCGGGGTCGACCGCACCGGAGATTTGCGCCTCTCTTCTAAATAGGTCCTCTAGCTCGGCCGTAACTGCGGCCTGGACGGCTGCGGTATTAGGAGTGATTTTTACGGTTACGTTTACCGTTAAGACGTTCGGAGCAAAAACGGTAACGTCTGCGGTAACTGGCTTTTGCTCGTTAATATATTCTTGAACTTCTGCGACCTTTGGCGCTCCGGGCACGACCTCTTCGCCGGAGTCTAATTCTAAAAACGATACGCCGACCGTTCCTTGTCCGAGCCAGCCCGGAAAAACCCAAACCCGGCTAACACCGGCGACGGCTAGACCCCAAGCGACGTAGTCGGAAACTTTTCCGCCAGCCGGAGGCTGTTGAATCCTAGCGACGATTCTTTCTTGATGACTTGATTCTGACTCGGCGTCTTCGCCCTCGACTAAAGTATTATCGACGGTCGCTACTGAGTCGATACCGGTGATAGGACTTTCGAGTGTGACCGTTTCGCCGTCGTCTAGGTTAGTAGACGCGCCGGGGTTAACGGCCGTTATCGTAGTTTCGTAAACGCCTAAGGCGACCACTACGGTCGTATCGACTTCGAACGTCTCGCCGTTATCGATCGTAAAGACATCGCCGGCGGTTAAGGTCGAACCGTTCGTGCCGGTACCGCTAATCGTTAATTGCGTATACGTCGCCTCTTTAGCGGGGACGCCGTAGATCGCCCCCCAGCGGCTTAAATAAATACCGTCGGCTTGGTCGGGAAAGGCCTGCTTACTTAATTCTTTTAGGTGGCCATGGAGCGAGTGCGCGGCTCCGGAAATAGCCCGGGCGATCGCGGCTAGAAAAGTCCGCCTAACGATCGCGGTAATATTTAACTCGGCCCTAAGGTCTCCCCGGACGCGCTCAATAATTTCTGGTAGAGTAGGTCTATTAAAAGCCATCTTTTAAGTCACCTGCCTAATTTCTTGGTTATCCCAAAGGAAGCCGTACTTATTGGTTTCGCCGTCTGGTTTCGTTATGTTTACCGACAATATTAACCTATTAAACTCATCCCTTGAAGCGCTAACAGCCACGGACTTGGCCAGGTTATCCTCGATCATCCAAGCTAGAGAGTTTTCTGCCCCGCGCTCAATATTGGTTATCGTTGTTAAGGTCAGCTTTTCCCTGTCGAAGGTCCATAGTTTGGATCCAATTTGGTCGCCTTCGACCTCGGGAAACATGTCCCCCCAATAGCCTCGTTTAGACGTATGCCCTTGCGGGAGTTCGTCTTCGGTCACACGCTGGTCCGTAAATAGACTTATAAGAACCATGGTTTGCAAGCCGTCGTCGGCCTTAAGGTCTCCGTTTTCTATTTGCGTCTCGAAATAGCCGGACGTCTTATTATAAAAAATACCAATATCCATTAGCTTATTGTCCCTGGAGCTGAAGCCCCTCCGGCCGTTATGCCGGTCGTTGTTATTAAGGCGTTTGCAATTAAATGCTCGATGACCGCTTCGGCTATAGCTTTGGTAAGTTTAGTCAGCTCGGCGTCGTCGGTTATAGTTATTCCGTTAGAGGCCATCTTGGTCTTTATTAGCGTGCTTAGTACTGTCCCGGTCCCGGTTATAGGCATGGCGCTAACTCATCAACTTTGCGGCTTTTACCGCAAGGCTTAAATCGGTTGGCGGACTAGGGACGGTTACGACCGTCGTCGGCACGCCGAACGCTAGGTGAACATGCTGGTTAAAGGTAGTCTGAAACGTCTCGCCGTTTAGTATTTTTTCCTTAGCTGTAGCCGAGCCTAGTTCTACCTCGGGGGCTGATACCATGGCCTTAACTGAAGCCTGA